GGTAACATTAATTCTCTTGTAGCAGCAGCAAAAAACTTTGACCAGATCAGAGCATCATTTAAAGGAGTATATAAAGATCTCCAAGATGAACAGTCTAGTAAAGTACGCGGAGGAATTGGGCTATCGTATGATAGCTAATATAGTTAACTATGAGTGAAATCTATCAAGACATACCAACCTATGACAACGGACAATGGACAACTACAAGCTTTGAATCCAGAGAAGACTTCAGTAACTTCATATTTGGGGTTTTCAAAGAACCTGGTAAGTACGGCTTCAATGACACTACTAATCAGATATTTATATCAGAGTCAAACAAGTTTAGAAGTGATGGAATATATTGCACAGCCCCCTTCAAATCCAAAGACTTTATAAATTATTGGGATGACCAAAAAGCAAAATGCAGAAAAGGCATAATAGTTAAAGATTCAGGTAACACATGGTTTCTTGCAAGAGAGTACTATATGTGGTTAAACTTCTTACCAATCTTTGATAAAGAAATACAAAAGTTTGGATTTGCTAAAATAAGGGATGCTCAGTATCACATGGCTCTCTATGAACTATTAGCAGAGCTTAACTACAAACATGTTGCTATCTTAAAGAAACGTCAGATTGCATCTTCTTATTACCATATGGGTAAACTTATAAATCAACAATGGTTTGAATCAGGTGTTACTCTTAAAATTGGTGCATCACTCAAAGATTACATTAATGAGAAAGGCTCCTGGAAGTTTTTACAGGAATATTCAGCATTCTTAAATGAGCATACAGCATGGTATAGACCTATGTCTCCAGACAAGGTTATGATGTGGCAACAGAAGATTGAGGTAAGAAAAGGAGATAGAAAAACAGAAGTTGGTCTCAAAGGTACCATACAAGGTATGTCATTTGAGAAAGATCCAACAAATGGTGTAGGTGGACCGGTAAAATACTTCTTCCATGAAGAAGCAGGTATTGCACCAAAAATGGATCAGACATATGAGTATATGCGCCCAGCCATGAGATCAGGTATGGTTACTACAGGTATGTTCATTGCAGCAGGATCTGTAGGTGACTTGTCTCAGTGTGAACCATTAAGAGATATGATCCTAAATCCACTTTCAAAAGATATATATGCTGTTGAAACGGATCTTATTGATGATAAAGGCACTACAGGTATGTCAGGTTTGTTTATTCCTGAACAATGGTCAATGCCTCCTTATATTGATGAGTTTGGCAACTCTCTTGTAGAAGAAGCTTTAGCAGCTTTAGATAGACAGTTTGAACAATGGAAGAAAGAACTTAATCCAGAAGACTATCAGTTAAGGATATCTCAGCACCCAAGAAATATTAGAGAAGCATTTGCCCATAGATCAGTATCTATTTTTCCAACACATTTAGTTGCTGCTCAACAGAGAAGAATTGAAGAGAAAGAATATGCATATGAATTCTTAGATATTTTTACAGATGAAATTGGTAAAGTTGCTGTAAAATCAACTGATAAGCAACCAATTAAAGAATTTCCAATTACTAAAAAATCAGAAGATAAAACAGGAGTACTTGTAGTATGGGAAAGACCAATTAAAGATCCTACATTTGGTCAATACTACGCATCTATTGACCCTGTATCAGAAGGTAAAACAACTACATCAGAGTCACTCTGTTCAATCTACATTATGAAAGCTCCTGTAGAAGTAACTAAAGTTACTGTAGGAGAAACAGAAACATATATTGAACAGGATAAAATTGTGGCTGCATGGTGTGGTAGATTTGATGATATTAATAAAACTCACCAGAGACTAGAGTTAATTATAGAATGGTACAATGCTTGGACATTAATTGAAAATAACATATCATTGTTTATCCAGTATATGATATCAAGAAAAAAACAAAGATATCTTGTACCTAAAAGCCAGATTATGTTTTTAAAAGATATTGGTTCAAATGCTAACGTATTCCAAGAATATGGTTGGAAAAATACTGGTACTCTATTTAAAGCACACTTACTAAGTTATACTATAGAATATTGCAGAGAAGAATTAGATGTAGAAACAAAAACTGATGGTACTATTGTACGGACTAAGTACGGAATAGAACGTATTCCGGATCCCATGTTGCTTAAAGAAATGCAAGAATATGCTGATGGGGTTAACGTGGATAGACTAGTTTCATTTGCAGCCTTAGTTGCATTCATGAGAATTCAGCAAGCTAACAGAGGTTATTCTAAAAGAGTTATCATGGATGATGCTTCTAAAAACTTGCAAAAGTCAGAAAATTTGTTTAAATTAAATAGAAGTGCGTTCCGTCATATGGGGCAAGGTAATTCAGTAAGTGGAAAGATTCATAGGACTCCATTTAGAAATTTTAAATAAAGGATATGCAAGTATATAACGCTCTACAATTAAAAAAAGGAGCCAAGGTTGAACAGCAAAGAATGGGTAGTATTACCCAGCCTCTTCAGTTTATTCCAAAAAAGGAAAAAGATGATGAGTGGGCTGCTTGGAATTTAGATTGGTTAGAATGGAACGGACTAAAGCAAATCCGTAGAAATGCCCGCAGGCTAATGAAAAATTATAAGCTTGCAAAAGGTATGATAGACAGATCTGATTATATTATAGAAGAAAATAATGAGTATAGAGATGTTGTTGAAATTCTTACAAGGGATGAAGTATCTGCATTAGAATTAAAGTTTTATCCAATTATTCCAAATGTTATCAATGTTCTTGTAGCAGAGTTTGCTAAAAGAACTACTAAACTTACATATAGAGCTGTAGATGAAAACTCATATAATGAGATGCTAGAGCAAAAGAGAAAAATGGTAGAAGACACTTTACTTTCTCAAGCTCAAGTTAAAATTTCAGCAGCATTAATTGAACAAGGACTAGACCCTAACTCAGAAGAAGCTCAACAGCAATTAGGTCCAGATAAATTAAAATCATTGCCAGAGATAGAACAATTCTTTAAAAAGGATTATAGATCTATGATAGAACAATGGGCAACACATCAACATAAAGTAGATGTGGAAAGATTTAGAATGAATGAATTAGAAGAAAGAGGTTTTAGAGATTCTCTTATTACAGATAGAGAGTTTTGGCATTTCCATATGATGGAAGATGATTATGAAGTAGAGCTCTGGAATCCAGTAATTACATTTTATCATAAGTCACCAGATGCTAGATATATTTCTCAAGCAAACTGGATAGGTAAAACAGATATGATGACGCCTGCAGATGTTATTGATAAGTATGGTTATTTAATGACCGAAGAACAGCTGGAATCTCTTGAAGCTATTTATCCTATTAGATCTGCTGGATACAATATTGGCGGCATGCAAAATGATGGTTCATTTTATGATGCTACTAAGTCACATGATTGGAATACTAATATGCCTTCACTTGCTTATAGACAGTTTACTACTGCTGCTGCAGGATCAGTTTTAGATCAAGGAGATATTATACAACAAATACTTTCTGAAGGTGAAGATTATTTTGATCAAGGAACTACATATTTATTAAGAGTAACTACTACATATTGGAAATCTCAACGTAAAGTAGGACATCTAACTAAGATTACTGAAAATGGTGAAGTAACAAATGAAGTAATTACAGAAGATTATCAAGTTACTGATAAACCAATATATGATACTAGGCTTTTTAAAAATAAAACAAAAGATAATTTATTATTTGGAGAGCACATTGATTGGATTTGGATTAATGAGGTTTGGGGTGGTGTAAAAATTGGCCCCAATATTCCTTCATTTTGGGGTATGAATAACCCTGGTGGTTTTAGCCCACTATACATAGGTATTCAAAAAAATAAAGTAGGTCCCCTTAAATTTCAATTTAAAGGTGACAATACATTGTATGGTTGTAAACTACCTGTAGAAGGATCTGTATTTTCAGATAGAAACACTAAGTCTACTGCTTTAATTGATTTGATGAAGCCATATCAGATTGGGTACAATATTGTAAACAATCAGATTGCAGATATCTTAGTAGATGAACTTGGTACTATTATAATGCTTGACCAGAATACTTTACCTAAACATTCACTTGGTGAAGATTGGGGTAAAGGTAATTATGCTAAAGCATATGTAGCAATGAAGAATTTTCAGATGCTTCCTCTTGATACATCTATTACAAATACAGAGAATGCATTAAACTTTAATCATTTCCAAAAACTAGACTTATCTCAGACAGAAAGATTAATGTCAAGGATACAGTTAGCTAATCACTTTAAAATGCAAGCATTTGAAGTTATTGGTGTAAACCCACAGAGAATGGGTCAACAGCTTTCCCAAACAACTGCTACTGGAGTAGAACAAGCTATGGCAGCATCTTATGCACAGACAGAGATATACTTTATCCAGCACTGTGATTATCTAATGCCTAGAGTGCACCAAATGCGTACAGATCTAGCACAGTATTATCATTCTACTAAACCATCAGCAAGACTAACTTACCTTACTACATTAGATGAGCAAGTTAATTTTGAGATTAATGGTACAGATCTTTTAATGAGAGATCTAAATATCTTTTGTAGTACTACTGCAAATCATAGAGCTGTTCTTGAACAGTTAAAACAAATGACTATTCAAAACAATACTACAGGCGCCTCTATTTATGATCTGGGTAGAATTGTTCAATCTGACTCTATTGCTGAGGTTAATACTGTACTTAAAGATTCTGAACAAAAACAAACTCAACTTAAGCAACAAGAAATGCAACAGCAACAGCAAATGCAGGAGCAACAACTTCAAGCTAAAGCTGAAGAAGAAAGACTTAAGAGAGAATTTGAAGAATCTAGAGATGAGAAAAATAGACAACGTGATATTCTTGTTGCTGAAATTAGAGCTGCTGGTATGGGTGCTATGACAGATACAAATAAAAACATGGAGTCTGATTACATAGATGCTATGAAAGATATTCGTGAAACTGAACAGTATCAGTCTCAAACAGATCTTCAAAGGGAGAAAGAAGTTAATAGGATGTCTATTGAAACCAACAAATCTCAGATTGAAAGAGAAAGAATACAGGCACAAAGAGAAATTGCTGATAAACAATTACAAATAGCTCAGGAGAATAAAAATAGATTTGATAGCAAAACATAATTTATACTTAGCTATATAGTCAAAAAAATTACTTTTCTAGTTTTAAATATGTAAAGTTTATTTCGTATATTAAATTATAAACAAAAACCAACAAAATGGAAGAAACCAACAAAAATCCTGAGGATTCTCAGGTACAGGATACTACAGCGGTAGGTCAGGTAGAGGTTGATATTGATCAGTTATTTGGAATGCCAGGCGCAGATAGTGTAATGCTTCCGTCAGATGATTCAAATGATTCAGATGATAAACCATCATCAATCTTTTCTAAACCAAAAGATGTAGACACAACGTTCTTTGATAAGCCAAGTAATAATAGTAGTGACGATAACACTAAAGTTACTGCAGCAGAAGTTGATGAAGCAATTGCTCAACTTGATGACATGATTAGTCAAGAAGAGGAAACTGGTAATAAAGGAAGACCTAAAGTAGATAAGTCCGGTCTTTCTGAGTTAGCTTTAAAAATGATTGAAGAAGGTAGTCTTATTCCTTTTGATGATGATAAACCATTAGAAGAATATACTACTAAAGACTTTAGAGAACTATTTGAAGCTAACTTCCAAGAAAGAGAAGCAAAAATTAAGGCGGATACTCCAAAAGAATTTTTTGCAGCTTTACCAGAAGAACTTCAGATT